AAAAGATGTTTGTTGGTTTTAATCGTTCAGGAAAAGTTATGGAATCTATGGGTATTAATGATTTGATAAATGGAAAATCATCAGCTCAACGACAATCAAACAATATTATAAACGATTACGTTTCTGAATTTTACAATAAAAAAGCTAATGGTCAAAAATTTAATACGCTTTTTAATAACGTAGAAAGAGGTATGGCTGCTTTTATGTCAAGAACAGTTATTGGTACTGAAGCTGAAATGCAAACTGAATTTGACAGAAGAAAAAAATTAATAGAAGAATCTATCGATGTTTTATCAAATGGAAATGAAAAAGAGAAAGCTAAAGCTTTAGTTTATCAAGAAGTTTATGATAAGGTACTTGAAGGTTCTAAAAATATAGATAATGTTAAATCGAAAGTTGATGCTACGAATTTAGATGCTATTAATTTTTGGAACAATCAATGGGATAATAAATTTGAGAAACTTTCTGACACTGCATTAAATATCTATAATAAAGTTTTAGATAAAGACTTAAATTATATTCCTGATAGATTCACTAGAATTAGCTATGATGGAGGAAGTTTTAATTTGACTAATGATGACTCTGCTTTTATTTCAAATACAAATGGAAGATTGTATAAAAAAGAAACAGGAGTTCTTATGGAAGCTACTAGACCAAAGACTTTACCAATAAATCCTGATACAAATGAAGCTGAGTCTTACATTGATTTATCATTTGATAAAAACAACTCAAACTCTATGTATGATGCTCTTATTGATATTGAAACAGCAGGACCAATAAGACAAGTTGAAGCCTTTATGAAGACTGCAGATTTCAGAAGAATATTCGGAAATGATGCCGATATAATAAAAGGAGATAAGGGCAGGATAGGTAGAGTTCAGCAATACATTAACAACATTAGAAATAAAAATCCATATTCTAATGATGAGTTTTCGAAAATGATGCAAGGCTTGAATAAAATCGCTACTCTTGGAGTTGGACAAGCATTAGCAGGACCTACTCAGCCTTTGAAACAAGTTTTACCTGTAATCGCAAATACACTTATAAATAACAAAGGAAGTATTGATTTTTCAGCAATGTCAAATACTGATTTTATGAGTTGGCTTAATGGAACAGGATATGCCATTTCAAATAGAGGTGTAGAATCTCAAGCTGATATTGACTCAATAAATAGTCTTGTAAATCAAGCTGCAGAATCTAAAGGAGAAAAAGCTTTAAAACTAATAGATGATGCCAATAAGAAGTATTTAAAATTATTCTTAGTAAAGCCTGATGTTTGGATAGCTGTATCTTCTTGGAAATCATATTATGAGCAATCATTAAAACAACAAGGAATAGAGCCTAGTGGTATAGATTATCAAACTCACGAGGTTAATAAAAAAGCTGCAGATTATGCTCAAAGAATGGTAGATAGACAGCAAAATATTTCAGATACAGACCTAGCAGGAAGTTTATTTGCTAATAGAAATCCTTTTGCTCAAACAGGCGTAAAAATATTTATGCCTTTTGCTAGTTTTAGAATGAATCAAGCATCAAGACTAGGTTCTGATTTAAGAACATTACAATATTGGAATGTTTCAACTGCAGAAGATAAAAAAATTGCTGCACGTTCTTTAGCAGGATACGCTGTAGAGATGGCTACATTTAGAGCATTATCAGCATCTATATCTATACTTTTAGCAACTGCAGCAGCTTCTTTAATGGGAAGAGGAGATGATGATGAAGAAAAAGAAAAAAGAAAAGAAAGTCTTATAAAAGGAGCTTTAACTTCTACAGTTACGGATATTTTTTCTCCAATTCCCGTTGCTGATAAACTTATACAAAATACAGCTTCTGATTTTCTTAAACTAACTCAGGATGCTTTGGATATATCAGAGAAAGACAGAGTTTCATTGTACGAATCTAAGAAACAAAACACTCTTGATGGATTAGGTACTTTTGGTATAGCCGCAAAAAGAGGAGAGGAAATTTGGAATATATTATCTATGTCTGTTACAGGAGAATATGAAAATGATTTTGGGCAAACGAGAGTAATATCAGAAGAAGACCAAGAAGCATTAAGTGATTTATTTCCATTTGTACTTGCAGCAAACATTACAGGTTTAGCATCTCCTGAGGTTTCTACTGTTGGAAGAAATGCTGTTAGAATTGCAAAGAAAAAAGCACCTTCAATTGAAAAAATGGAGTCAAAGGATAGAAAGATTGAGATAATTGAAGATATGATTTCTAAGTCTAAAAACACTAAGCAAAGAGAAGCTGCAGAGAAATTATTGGAAAAAATTCAAATAAAAGATTCTTATGAATTAGAGGAGCAAGAACTTAAAGAAATGAAAAATGAACTCCTTGTTGACAAATCAAAAGGAGTTACATACAAGACTGTTTCTGACTTAAAAAGATACAATAAACCTCTTTGGATTAAGAACTTCGGACCTAAATCAGAATGGAATAGACTAACTAAAGAGGATAAAGCTGCTAGTAAATTACTAAGAGATGAACTTCAAAAAGAAAAAGATAAGGAGTATGGATATACTAAGCCTATAAAAAGAAAAAAGAATAAAGATGGAACTTACAAGAAATCTTATAGCTATAAAAAGAAAAAAAATTAAGAGTATCTTATATACTTTAGTTCTTTTTGTTTATCATAATAGACCATGAGTTCTGCATCATTGAAAGAGTTGTCTCGTGGGGCTCTACCGCCCCATCGGATTTCTCCTTTTAATTTATCTACTTTGCCATAGATGATACCATCTTCACAAGCCCATATAACCACAGGAGTTAATCTTTTATCAGTCAATTTTACTAATTTTCTTGCGGCAACCGGAAGGGGGTAGGCATTGTACATTGTCCTAATTCTGCCTTTTACCTCTGCGTAAGCTATTAGTTTACCATTTTTATCAAAAACTTTGTAGTCAATATCGTGTGGGTCGAGTTTTTGGAAAGAGCCACCAAACATACTAACAAAAGTTTGAATCGCTTTTTTCTCTCTAATTAAATCTTGTTCTGTTTCAAAAGTCATCTTCTTCTATTGATTTTAAAATATAGCGTAATTCCATAATTAAGAACTGAGCGTCCTTTTGGACAGACTTAAATTCTCGGTCAACTAATTTTTCATAGATGTCCGTAAGTACTACGTGGTACTCTTCTATTCTTCGAGATATTCTCTCGGCTCTTTTTTGCTCTTCCATAATTTAAAATTTAACCGCTAAACAATGGTAATATTTTATTTCTACAATAATCTATATTAGGCATATATCCTTTTTCTATTACATGATTCTCTAAATGGTCAACAAAATCATTTAACATTTTATTTTTTTCAAACAACACTGAGTCAAGCTCTTCTCTTAACTGTATTGCAATGGTGTATATGTCTTCATTTGATGTTGGTTTGTAATTATTGTTTTCTAATAAAAACTGTCTTTTAGCCAAGTTGAATTTTTTTTGAAAAACATTGTCATATAAGAAAAGATAATCACAAGAACGACAATAATGTATTATTGATGCGTGATTTTTATTTATTGAATTACCTATATACTGAAAAGAAAATCCAACGTCTCTTAATATTTTTGAATAAGCCTTTCTTGCATCTACATTTTTTCTAATCCTTGACTTATCATCTAAGTCTGTTAGAAAAATATCGTTTACTATTCTTTTTAATGATTCCATTATGTTGTTTTTTTTATTTAATTCTGTCTCCAATTTAGTTACTTTTTGGGACAACTAATTATTAGCCTCTAATTCCTTAGCACACTTATTGCAATAGTCTATGCCGTGTCCTGTTACATCGTTTCCATCCCAATAACAATGGTAATGTTTATGACATCTTGGGCAACTAAACGAGGCATTTCTAAACGTCATATTTCTCCATAATGATTTCCAAAATGTAGGGCATTCAAAAAGTTTGTGCTTCCATCTTTTAAAGAATTTTTTATACGGTTGCATTGTTATTAATATTCCCATAATTAAAAGTGCCTAACAATAGCTAAAGTTAATTGCCTTGCAAGGTCTTGTTATAATTTGATGGTTAGTGTTTATAGGCAACTAACCTTCGCCTCGATACGTTGGCACACATTCAACAAACATTGTATTCTTCCAACAACACTATATTCATTTCCATCACTATCTGTTTTCGGTGCTTTTTTATCATCTAACCACATTTTTACACATTCTAAATCTTCTGCTAACATTTCTAATTTGTTGAAAGAACGTGTGCTAACAACGGCTATAAATTCATTGCCGTTTTCGTGCTTTCCTAAAGGTTCGTTTTCTTTACTCATTTTAGTTATTATTTGAAAGTTATAGCGTATTTATCGGCAACGCTTCATAGCCGTATATTACCTACAATACTAAAAAAGGGTAGGTGCATTTTTTCTATCTTTTAGCCTTTTGCTTGCACCATCAAAATAAGTTTTATCTATCTCGCAAGCTGTTAGGTCAAAACCTAAATCATAGCAAGCAATCGCAATGCTTCCGCCACCCAAATGTGTGTCAAGTATTTTGCTTTTAGGTTCAGCATAATTATCCAAAACCCATTTATAAAGTTCAGTAGGTTTTTGAGTTGGGTGTATTCTAACCTTATCTTTAGTGTCTTTTATAAATCCTTGTTGTCTAATTGTTTTCTTTTTTACAACTTTAGTAAAAGAAGTCCAAGCAAGTTCACAATCTGCAAATGGGTTTTTAAGTTCCATCTCACCTATTTTATCCCATACTATCCAACACTTACTTACAGGTAAAGCAAAATAATTGCCACCCCAAACAATTTGATTTTTAGAAACTCTAAATAATTCTTGCCAATATTCGTCAGTAGGTGTGCTTTTATCCCAATCAACATCAGTCAATTTAGGTAAATTCTTTGTTGTATTGCCATATCCATTTTTACCTCTTGCGTATTGCACACCATAAGGAGGGTCAACTATTGCAAGGTCAAATTGTTTATCCTCGCATTGCTTTAAGTAGTGCAAGCAATCAATGTTTAGTAATTCTATATTAGGTTCAGTCATAAATCATTTTTTTAGTACAGTAGGTAACACTGTATAAAATCCATTGCCGAAAAAGGCAACGTATCTTATACGTTTTCGTTAAATAGGTTTGTGTATTTTAACTTTAACTCCGTGTTTTTTTAGTTCTTCAATCCTATAGTCTTGCATTGGACGGATAGAGCCTTTCGGTCCTTTTACCTCCACAAACAAGACATCTGAATCTTTAGGTATTGCTATCAAGTCAGGGATACCTTTTTTATTAGTCAATATTAACTTAATAACATAGTATCCCTGAGCCTCAAGCTCTTTAATTTTTTTAGACTGTATCTGAGCCTCTGTCATTGTCTTCTTTTATTTCGTTTATATCGTAATAAAAAGAGTCTCCATCGGAACTTACCCATCTGTCGCTCTCTGATTCAACGCATTTAAGCTCTGTATCAACCTTAAAATCTTTAGGGTTTACGGGGAACTCATTAGTTATGAAGTTAGAGTCCTTCCAATATATTCTATTGTTTGGTTGACATAAAAGATAACCATCGTCAGCCAATAATACGTGTCCACATTTATAGTCAGTTGGCTCATCGCTATATGGGTTATGAAACCAATCTACTGTAAATAGGTATGTAGCCCAAACAAAAGACTTGTCTTTTAAAATTACCTTGCATCTTTTTTCAGCGAGATAAAAATATTCTGTAACAGATACATTCTCACTAAAGCAATCCCAAAGCTGTTTAAAGTCTGCAGGAATATCTTTTTTAGGTTTCTCAAAGAACAACTCTGAAATTGGCACACGACTTCTTAGCATACCATAATCTGTCATTATGTGAAAGGTAAGTATCTTTCCTGATACGCTCTGTATAGCAAAAGCATAGCAATTATCAAAAGTAAAATTGTCGCTATCATTCTTAGTTAACCAACTTCTTCTAACCTTTAATTTTAGGTTAGGTATATTCATGTTTAATACATTAGAGTCTGTTGTTGTCATTTTTTTGTACTTTTAGAGTTCTGACCGTTTCTTGCTCTATTAGTTTTAGCTTTTTCTTTTGTAACTTTTCCTGACTTTGTGTGACTCATATCTAAGCCATCTTCATTACCATAAGTACCGGCTTCTCGATTGGCTTTGTTGAGCTTTGCTCTGTACTTTTTACGTTCCTCAGTAGCTTGATACTTGGTATCGTATGCTAACTTTTTTTTCTTTCTTTCTTCTGACATACCTAACTTGTCATAAGAGGGGTGCTTCCCTGCTAACTTGTTTTTCATAATTTTTCTATTTCTTTTTTAACTTTTTTCCAATATGCTTTTACTCCAAATGTTATCGGTAGATGGTCTAATGTATTAATTATCTCATCAACTGCTATTAGTGCACATTTTTTAGCACTATCATATGCCTGAGATTCCGTTGGGTCGTAAACATACGTAATTTGAAATTCCATATTTCTAACTAAATATTCTGCTTTTTCTTTTGGTGTCATAAATAAAAATCTTTTTTAAAGTGTGCTAATGTATAATCCTTCTTTTTGGTTACTGCTTTGTAAATCTCGTGCTCAATACCTCTTTTAGAGAATATCCAAAACACTTCATTCTCAGGTCTGTCCTTGGTTGTCATTCTGTCTCTCGATTGCCAATAACTTGTTGCACTGAAATCTATGTTGTAGTACACAAGATACTCTGCCTTCTTCAAAGATATTCCTTCACGCCCTGAGACTATCTGCAACGCTATGTTCTTATGTGTGTCTTCAAAGACACTAAGCTCTGTTGTTAGTTCGTCTCCAAACACTTGCTTTAATGCCTCAAGCTCCTCTTTAAACTTGTAAAATATCGCTATCTGACAACCCTCCCAAGTCTCTTTTATGTACTCTGCTTTAGATGTATCCAATACCATCGAATTACCACTCTCGAATTTAACGGTTCCTGAGTACAACTGATGCAATTTCATCATTAACTTTACCGGAGTATCCCCTAAAATAACCTCTTCTTTTCCTTCAACAACCAAATCTCTTGTTAACTTTTTAATCAACTTATAGGTTGATTCTTTTAGCTCTACCTCAAAGACCTCCTCAGTTATTTTAGCAACAAACCCTGCCTCTTCTTGTGTGTAATTAATCATAAATGGCTCCATGGCTTTTATTATTTCCTCCTTGCCACCGGAGTAGTCATTCATCATTAAACCATTTATCATTTTGGTTTTTACATTTACAAATTTATCACAAAATCTGTAGAAATTTTTAAATTCTTTAAAAGGATTTTTTGGTATGCCATAAACCTGATGATACATCTGAGAGTAAGACTCAGGAGTTGGTGTTCCTGAAAGCAAAATTACTTTAGCTTTAGTTATTCTGATAAGCTCTTTTACCTGCTGTGCTCTTTTGTTTGGCTTTGCAAACGCACCTAAACTGTGTGACTCATCGCAAATAATCAAATCCCATTTAATATCAGTAAGTTTATGCATGCTTTCGTAATTAATAACAGTGAGAGCATAAAAAGGAGAAAGCCTTTGGTAGTCTGCCTCAATACTTGATATTGCTTTTTTCTTAGTCAAGAACAAAACATTACTTACACCTAACGTATCTGCAATACCGAGGCTCGTCAATGTTTTTCCTGTACGAACCTCCATTGCAAGATATACAAACCCATACTCTAATAAAATTTGAGAGCCTTTATTAATTATGTCTGTTTGATAATCTCTAAACTGAATCATAATTTCTTAAATTTAACAGGATATTTTTCTAAGTAATCAATTACTTTTTCTAAACTAGCAAACTTAATGTACTGACCATTTGTGTCTAGTACCTTTACCATATCTATTACTATCTTAGGTTCTCCATTTACATTCTCAATTCTGTATTTAGTTATTTCAAAACTTCCTACTTGCTTTTTTTTATCCATGTTTTCTTCGTGTAATTTTTTATAATATTCACAACTTCGTTCTATTGTTCTTCTAACTTTACTAGATGTATTATATTTAAGTTCTTTTATGACTCTAACATTTTTACCTCTACCCTCTTTTCTTTCTACAGATATGTTTATTACTTTTCTCAGAAGTTCACATTTCTGCCACATTTCATAATTATTATAACCAAGAACTCTTTCTATAATATCCTCATTATTCATTATAATTTGAATTTACTTACGGTATTTTTTTAAGTATTATCCATCTTCCAATATGGTCTCTGTCTTGGTCTGATTCAATATCCTCTCTGTAATTTACATAGTGAGATAGCCATCTGTAAAACTTAGTTCTACTTATAGACATCTTTCCTCTCGAACTATAGTCGGGGTACTCTTCAACAAAATTATTATAAAGCTCATTTTTATAAAGCCTAACATTTAAAGGCATAATACTACTTCTGTCTATGTTATCAACCAATCCTACCCACTCGATAAACTCGTGAGAAGTTTCTTGAGATAAGTGTCTAGTTTTTAAATTTACAAAGTTTGTTTTTACTAATCCTGTATTCAAGTAATTTTTTAAGCATTGAATCATATAGTTGTCAAATTGCATCCAATCATCATCATTCCAATCTCCAAACATTAGCTTTCCAAACTCATCTTGTGGTGTAAAATTCTTTCTATAATACTGATGTAACTCCAACTCCCACTTACGTCTTGCAAATGAATTTCCTGAACCTTTAATCGCATAATTTGTGGTTATGGCAATCTTAGGGGACTTTGAAAAAGGTATCTTGATAGCGTCTTTATTTTTCTTCTCAAGAGTTAATCCTTCTGTTACTACAGAAAATAACCTCTCGAAATCGAAATGCTTTTTAACATCATCAAAAACTAATATCTGAGTATCTGCAGATACTAACTGATAAGCGAAACTTCTTTCAAATGTAAAAGACTTGCCGTCAATGGTAACTACTTTTTTCATTTTGCTAAGAGCATTCATAAGCAATCCTTTTCCTGTTCCTCCCTCAGGATTATCACTAATTACTTCATCATTTAGAATAACTGCAGGGCAAAATGATAAGTTCTTATATCCATGCATTAAAAAACCTAATGTACTTTCCATTGATTTCACTCTATGCTCATCTGAACCATTAATGTTTGATACAAACTTTCTAAAATCACAAGCATCTGTTACTTCTCCAATAGTAAAAACCCTATCAATAACGTGGTCTTTCCAAACATAACCTCCCAAATCCAAATAGTCTATCGTTTTTATTGAATCTTTTGTTATCTGAACTGCACAGTTTTTATAATACAAATAAGAAGTATCCTTTGTATCTGCTATAAAATAAATTTCAATTGTAGATAACAACGATAAAAACTCTTCTTTAAAAAATCTAGTATTGTCTGCAAAATAATTATAAATAGAAACGTCATCTAAATCAATCAAGTAATTCAAAACAAAATCCTTAATTTCCTTTTCTGATGTATGGTCTATTAGATTGTTTGTAACTTTTACAAACACATAGTTTCTTCCTCCCTCAGGACAAAATTTATAGAAACCATTATCTTCTAAAAACTGCTTGAATAACACATGAATTATTTTTATAATCCCCTTGTCGTTCTTAGTCCAAAAAGTCATCTTTGCATTTTCATCCTCAATCCTAGATAATACAGAATCAATAATATCATCATCTAAATCACTTTCTTGAAGTTGGTATTTAATATCTTTTTTAGAAGCTCCTCGTCTTAATTTAGCTTTAATACTATTTATACGCTCTTCATCTTCGTAATACTTAGTTCCAAAGCTTGATGTATTTTTATAAGCAGAATCAATTGTTGTTGCAATCTCTGATAATTTAAAATCGTCTGATGCAAATTGATTAAGAACGTATGCTGCCAAACTTTTGTTTATTCCAAAGTCATTAAATGCCATTGCAAGAACGTATGCGTTTTGATTTCTTTGTCCACTTTGCATAGGGAATTTTTTCTCCCACCACTTAACAAGTATTTCAACTATCTTATTTTCGTCTGTAATTGGAATTGTAGCCTTATCTCTTGTTCGGTTAACCTCTACGTACTCCGGCTCTTCAATCGTGTCCCAAATCGAAGAATTTGGGTTAATATGAAGAAGTGGGTCATAGCTCTCGTAACACACTCGACTGATATTTTTACTTGTCTTGTCAAAATAAGGGGAATTAAAATACTTTTCAAGGCTATTAAAATAGTTTGTATGGTTGTCGGGGTCAGCAGGTATCTTAACCAATACTTTTAATCCGTTTCCTGATGGAGAAATGAATACAGAATAAACATATTTATTTTTAGATAATGTTTCCTTGTCCTGTAATAATTCTTTTTGCTTTTGATACCCATCAAAGTCCAAACAGATGATACCTGAATGCTCAGATAGTGATGAATCTGTTCTTTTTGTAAATTTACCACTAAAACAAATTGCAGGCAACTGCTTCTTTATTTCGTTACGCTCAGACTTATCTTTCTCTAATCTAATTTTCTTAACAATATCCTTGGTAGCCCCTGCTCCGTCCTTTATTCTATTGAGAATCACGTTAATATCTCTGTAAAAAGGGGTATCTGTATCTCTTATATTTTGAAATATGGTTACTGAATGTGCCATTTTATGTTATTTATATGTCGTTTATATGTTATTTTTTAAAACTTAACTTACTGATTACTAATACTTCTGTCTTTTTTGTTAATTTTAAAAATAAAATAATATTAAATAAAAAAGAAGAAGAAGAAAGAATATATATATATATATAGGGAGATAAATTGTTGACATAATCCAAAGCTAAAAAAGGGGAACGTTAATTCCCCTTTTTTTATTGGGCTTAGAATGGTAAATCCTCATCTTTATCTCCTGCTATCTGAGGCATTTCTGCCGTTGCCGGTGGTTTAGTTGGAGACTGTTTTGAAGCATTGTAATTGTCAACCGTAATATCATTGCTTGGAACGAACGTGTCTAACTCAATGTAGTGATTACCACTTCGAGCTTCTTTAATATCCACATTTACCCAACCATTCTTCTCGTGGGTCTTTAAGAAAGCGATAGCTTCCTCTACTTTCATTGATACTCTGCCCACTACAAATTGTGGTGCTTTTGGGTTTCTTTTGAAGATAAATCCGTCTGCGAAAATCTTCTCTTGGTCTTGTGCCATTTTTCTATGTATTTTAAATTACGCCTCAGTCTATTTAAACCAACTCTCTACCTCTGAGGCTAAGCAAAGAGTTTTATTGTTAATAATCCGCACTACACACAACAATATGTATAGTGCATTTTCGTGCCTCAAACGACACCATACACTCAGCGTTAGGTGTAATTTATTTCTTAACCCAACGTAACTGCGTGCCTCTGCGTAAATGAACAAATTTAAGTTCGTATCCTTTGTTCATCATGTCTTCCATTTCTTTAATCTCGTTCAATTGTCTATCACTAAACTTTTGTTCATTTCCTTCTTCATCTTTTATGGTCACGTACTGCTTTGCAAACTCATAAAAACTACACCTAACATCAGGTATAGTGCATTGTTCTTTCTTTGTATCAGCCATTTGTATAATTTTTAACTTAATCTCTTTTATCAAGGTTGGTGTTCAACGCACCATACCTAAACCGTTAGGCACAATTAACGACCGTGGTTCATTCCTTGCAACTGTCTTTTGGAAAGGGCTTTGGTTTGTTTTTTAAGTTTGTCAGCACCTTGCCCTCTTGACCTTAATTTATATCCATTTTCATTAAGAAATTTATAATACATTTCTTTATTTGCAGATGGTTTTTCAATCCTGTATTGTTCAGTTATTTTTAATTCAGTTAGTATATCTTCTTGGTAATTTATAGAAGTCAGTTTATAATATGCAGAAATTAAGTCAAGAGTGCGTCTAAGGTCTAGCATTTCTTGAACGGTCTTTTCTTTATATTTTCCAAAACCCATTTTAGATTTTCTAGTAATTGTTCTAAGTGTCGGTATCATAAGTTAACTGTGCCTAACAATGTATAAAAACAAAAGCTATTTTAGGCTGTTTATAAGGCTTCTGCTTGTTTGTTAATGTATTTGTTTATTCTAAATTTTTGCGTACTTACACGCTTCAATTTTTATACTCAACGTTAGGTGTAATATTCACTAAGGTCAATGCTATTTTCAACCTCATTGCCCCACGCATCCCAATCATCATAAGTCTGTCTTGCAAAAAGTTCTATCTTATCTCCTAAGTGACCTGCTGCAA